GAGTAAACCTGTTGGAAAGAAGAAGAAAACAAAAAGGAGGAAGAAATAATGGAAGAGTTAGATTTAATCCAGAAGTTAAGACGTGTTATTAAAATGCGTCATGACGACGTTGTTGCTGCCATGGTTTCAGGCAGTATTGACAATATGGAGAAATATCAATATATGTTAGGACAGATACGAACATATCAGTATCTAAGTCAGGAAATATCCAGCCTGCTAGACAAAAAGGAGCAAAAAGATGACGGAACAGTTATTAGCATCAAAGGGAAAACCAAAGATTGAGTTACCCGATAAAACATTAGTAGGAGTCAAAGCTACTAAAAAACCTGAAAAAGATTTAACATCCGAACACGCTAAATTGCCCAAACCAACTGGTTGGAGAATTTTAGTTTTACCTTTCAAAATGAAAGAGAAAACTAAAGGAGGAATTCTTATAACTGATGATGTGGTAGAACGAGCTCAAGTGGCATCGACTTGTGGATTAGTTCTAGCACTAGGACCGGACTGTTATAAAGATAAAGAAAGATACCCTAAAGGACCTTGGTGTAAAAAAGGTAGTTGGGTTATTTTTGCTAGATACGCCGGATCTAGAATGAAAATAGATGGGGGTGAGGTAAGACTTCTAAATGATGATGAAGTCTTAGCGACCGTGGAAAACCCTGAAGATATATTCCACGATTATTAACATAGGAGGACTATGCCAGACGTAGAAAACACAAGTAAAGATCTAGTTGATGTAGGCGAAAAAGAAGGTGCTGAAATTGATTTAGGTAAAAAAGAAGGAGGAAAGGTAGAAGATGAAAAAAGTACTCAAGACAGTAATCAGTCCAATGACACATCTAAGAAATTGGATGAGCCAGTGGATGTTCGAGATAGCAAGGACGATAAAGAACCAGTACAAGAGAAACAGGAAGAAGTAAAAGAAGAAGCCAAGGAAGAAGGACAAAATACAGAACAAAAGAAAGAAATGGATGAGTATGGTGAAGGCGTTAAAAAACGTATTGCCAAACTTACTAGAAAAATGCGTGAAGCAGAACGTCAACGTGAAGAAGCCGTTCAGTATGCTAAACGTGTAATAACTGAGAGAGATAGTTTAGTTAAAAGAAGTGTCTCTATGGATAAAGACTACACAGCAGAAATGGAAGGAAGAATAAAATCTTCTCTTGCAGCTGCTCAAGCTAAACTAGCTGCTTCTAGAGAAGCTGATGATAAAAAAGCTGAAGTAGAGGCTTTAACAGCTATTTCCCAATTAGGTTATGAGCAAGGGAAACTGGCTGAAATCAAAAGCAGACAAAAGATAGAAGAAACTGCTGATAAAAGTAAACCAGCAACTCAGCCATTTAATCAACAACAATCAGCTCCACCAGATCCAAAAGCAGAGGATTGGGCGGAGAAAAACGAGTGGTTTGGTAAAGATAATGCTATGACTTATACCGCATTTGATTTACACAGAAAACTTACTGAAGAAGAGGGATATGATCCAAAATCAGATTCTTACTATGAGGAAATTGATAAAAGAATAAGACTTGAATTTCCCCACAAATTTGGTAAGACTATAGAAAAAACGGTTAGCAAACCTACACAAAACGTTGCCTCTGCAACGCGTAGTACAAGGGCTGGCCGCAAAACTGTAAAACTCACACCGTCACAGGTAGCAATAGCTAAGAAGTTACGGGTGCCACTAGAAGAGTATGCAAGACAATTACAACTCACGAAGGAGGAATAGCATATGAAAAAAGAAACAAATAAGTCTTCCCGTGCGAGCCAGACAAGAGCTAAAGACCAACGTAAAGCAGTTTGGACTCCACCATCGTACTTAGATACACCCAACGCGCCATCGGGATTCAGACACAGATGGGTCAGGGCAGAAATCTTAGGGTACGTCGACACGAAAAACATACAAGGTCGCTTAAGAACCGGGTATGAATTAGTAAGAGCCGACGAATATCCTGAAGAAGACTACCCAGCAATCCAAGACGGCAAATATGCAGGGGTGATCGGGCACGGAGGCCTTGTGCTAACAAGGGTACCGGAAGAGATCGCGAAAGCGCGATCTGATTACTTCAAGAAGTTAGCTGGAGAACAGATCGAAGCAGTTGATAACGATTTACTGAAGGAACAGCATAAGAGTATGCCTATCAATATTGATAGACAGTCTCGTACAACCTTCGGTGGTACAAAGAAGTAGAGTTTTACTTCTCGGGTTAATCCCTACCAACGAATTTTATTAACCGTAAATTACGTAAGTAATTTGCAAAAGGAGAACTAACATGGCAAACCAAGACGCACCATTCGGCTTTAAAGCTGTTGGCGGCATGGGATCAAGCTATGAAACACAAGGTACGTCGAAGTATCAAATCAATGACAATTGGACTAACGCCATATTTCAAGGCGATCTACTTGGCATGGGTGATGGCTCAGCGACAGACAGAGCAGGAACAACATCCGTAGCAGGATTTGTTTTTGGCTCAATCGCGGCTACTACGATTAACTTTGGTGTTTTCAATGGCTGTGATTACATTGACCCAACTACTGCTAAGCCTACATGGAAAGCATATTACCCAGGCGCTGTAAACATCACGACTGGGAAAATAAACGCGTATTGTTTTGATAACCCTCAACAATTGTTTGAGGTACAAACCGCTGGTACTCTGACTCAAGCCTCTGTAGGAAAATTGGCTGATCAGAATACATATGCTGCAGGTTCTACACTTAGTGGACTTTCTGCTATGGAGCTATCTGGCACTGCTGCCACATCAACAGCTCAATGGAGAATAATCCGTCTATCTGAAGACCCAGACAACAGCGATGTAAGTTCAGCTAATAGTAACTGGATTGTAAGATTGAATGAATCAATCTACTACAACCTAGGGACATTAACATAATAGGAGTATAACGACATGGCTATATCACGTAACCAGCTAGTTAAGGAACTAGAACCAGGTCTGAATGCACTATTTGGACTTGAATACAAACAATACGAAAATCAGTCGGCGGAAATATACGTCACTGAATCATCTGACCGTGCTTTTGAAGAAGAAGTAATGTTGTCAGGTTTCGCAAATGCACAAGTTAAACCAGAAGGACAAGGGGTAACTTATGACGATGCGCAAGAAACTTTCACAGCAAGATATACGAACGAGACAATTGCTCTCGCTTTCGCAATCACTGAGGAAGCTATTGAAGATAACCTGTATGACAGACTTGCTTCTAGATACACAAAAGCATTAGCAAGATCGATGGCAAACACTAAACAAGTGAAAGCTGCTGTCCCTTTGAATCAAGGATTACCTACTACAGATAATTTTGATTCTGGAGACGCTGTTTCATTATTTAGCACTGCGCACCCAACGATAGCAGGGAATGTTGCAAACACTCTCTCTACTCAAGCAGACTTAAACGAAACTTCATTAGAACAAGCGTTAATTGATATCGCTGCAATGACTGATGAAAGAGGTTTAAAAATTGCTGCAAAAGGTGTGAAGATGATTGTTCCATCTGCTAATCAGTTTACTGCTGAAAGATTAATGAAATCTGAAGGTAGAACTGCAACGGCTGATAATGATATCAACGCAGTTAAATCAATGGGTATGATTCCTCAAGGATACAGAGTGAACAACTACCTAACTGATTCTGACTCTTGGTACATAATCACAGATGTGCCTAATGGTATGAAGCATTTCGAAAGATCCCCACTTACAACTAAGATGGAAGGAGATTTCGATACTGGCAACGTTAGATACAAAGCTAGAGAAAGATACGTTTTTGGCGTATCAGACCCTAGAGGTATCTTCGGTGTTGAAGGTGCGTAATACCTAAGCAACAAATTAGAGATGAGGCGGCCTCAAAGTCGCCTCATTTCGTTTATAAAGTAAGAAATTAGACCTATGAAAAACTTCAGAATTCAAATTCGATATTGTGGCTATTACGCTGACTTCACAGTCCAGTGTAAAGACACCCCTCAAGATATTGAGAATTCTATCCTTGACAAGATAGGAAAAAATGAGGTAAAGTTCGAATCTGATGGATTTACGAGGAAAGATCGTAAATGGATAACCTATGAGGAGGTTATAAATGATCGAGGACCTATACAAACAAAAGAAGTCCTTGGAGTTAGACTGGGAGCAGGAGCATCTTAAAGAGGGTAGATATACTCTCACAATGACGAGAATTGATCATGCAATTAAAGAGGTCATTACTCAGATCAAGATAGAAGAAGCTCGATTAGAAGATCTTAGAAATAAGATCATCGACTCAAGGCCTGAAGTGTCAGTAGCCACTTAAATAAAACGCTACATTCGGAAAACTCTTCCAAACAACGTAATCTCTTGCGCTCTATTCAAAAGTGCGCTATAAAAATATTACTATACAATTATTAAATTAGATCTAGACGAGTATAGTCGACGGCCTAGAGACTAGATCTATAAACTAGGAGGATTATAATCATGGCAAATACATCGTTTAATGGTCCGGTGCGATCCGAAAATGGATTTCAACAGATCAATAAAGCTGCTAGCACAGGAGTTATAACTAAAAGGTTTGTAGGAATGAAACCAGACCTTACAAGTTTAACTGCTACTGCGGTGGCAACGTCAAGTACATTAACTTACGCAGCTAATGTAATTACGATTAACGACTACACAGGAGCAGCTGCTCAAGCGGTAACATTACCAGCAGCAACTTCAGGAACTATAGTAGTTCACCTTCAATCAAACGACACAGCTCACGCATCAGTGGCTGCGCTTAGCTTTGATTGTGCAGGTAGTGATGTTTTCAGAACTGGTTCAAAAATTGAAACCACTGCAAGTAGTGAAGTAACTCTTGATACTTCTATCGCGGATGAAACGAAAATGACTTTCACACCAGCGAACGCTACAACTAATATATTAACAACTGGTTGTTATATATATTTTACATGCTTTGAAGACGGTATTTGGAACATTGCTTCTGATCTTGCAAAAGATCCATTAGCAGTTACAGGTACTTTTTTGTTTAGTTCGTAATAAATAAAATTTGTGGGCTCCTTCGGGAGCTCACATAAATAGGAGAAAATTATGAGTACATATCCAGTGGATATTAAAACAAGTAATATTACTACAGCGGATACACATACTGTTTTTAATGGTCCGGCAAGAATATTAGGACTGTCTTGGGTTCAACCCTATAACGTAGCAGCAGGAACAATTACAGTTCTTGATGATTCTAGTAGTGTATGGGTAGTCGATGTTCCAAGAACAAATGATTCAGATGCAGGAGATAGTAAATCTGTGGCTGGTTCTATTATGTTACCAGGAACAGGAATTAAATGTGGAACAAGCCTTAAAGTTACAAATGTTGTAACCACACATGTTACTGTTTACTATGGGTAAGGGTAGATGGCTAACACTACTTCTCAGTCTTATACTTTTGACAAGACTCTTCCAATTGAAGAAATTGTAGAAGAAGCTTACGAACGTATTGGTCTTCAAAATGTTAGTGGTTATCAATTAAGAACCGCTAAACGATCTTTAAATATATTATTTTCTGAATGGGGAAACAGAGGTCTTCACTATTGGGAAATTGCAAACAACGATATTACTTTAGTGGATGGTCAAGCTGTCTATACAATGTATAGATCAACAGGAGACGGAACTTCTGATGCTACCGCGGTGTATGGTGTGGATAATGTTTTAGAAGCTAATTACAAAGTTACTTCTAGTAATGTTACTACGCCGATGACTGCAATAAGCAGGTCTCAATATCAAGGATTTTCTAATAAAACAGCTAAAGGAATTCCTACTCAATATTTTGTAGAAAGATTTATCGATAAAGTTACAATAACTTTATACTTAACTCCTGGTGCAGCAGAAGATGGTAATAAAATAAATTATTATTATGTTAAAAGAATTCAAGATGTAGGAGCTTACACAAATGCAAGCGATGTTCCTTATAGATTTGTTCCATGTATGTGTGCAGGATTAGCTTATTATTTATCACAAAAAAATGCTCCTCAAAGAACACAGGAATTAAAATTATTATATGAGGACGAATTGGCTAGAGCCGTAAAAGAGGACGCTGATATTACAAGTACATATATTGCGCCTAAGGTATACTATCCTAACGCTTAATTATGACTACATTTTCTCAAGGTAGATTTGCATTGATGATCTCCGATAGATCAGGTTTAGCTTTTCCTTATCAAGAAATGGTTAGAGAGTGGAATGGTGCATGGGTTCATTATACGGAGTTTGAACCTAAGTCTCCTCAATTAAGCCCTAAACCAACAAGTGCGGATCCTCAGGCTTTACAACATGCAAGACCAGCTAGAACGGAATTTCCAACTGAAGATTTTTTACCCAATAATCCTTTTTCAACGGCTGCTAATACTACACTAACTTTTTCATTTCCATTTGGTGGACTTGAAGTCAATGATCAAGTTAGATTTACTTCTGTTGATGAAGCAGTAGGAGGAGTTTCAATTGCAGCTTTAGAATTGAATACTACTTTAAATGGAAATATTACTTCCACTGCCACTACTATCACTTTAACGGATGCTTCTAATTTTCCAACGAGCGGCTACATTGTTATTAGAAAAGTTTTAACTTCCGATGATACCAGCGATCCTTTATTAATTGGTAAGTTGGCTAATGAAACAATTCAATATACCGGCAAGTCCAGTAATGATTTAACAGGATGCACACGAGGAACTGCGGCGCCTTACAGAGCCGAAACTCCTATAAGCACTACAGCACGTTCCCATAATAGTGGAGCTAAAGTTTTTGGATCTCATAAAATTGTTTCAAGAGTTTCTACAACTGTTAAACAAGCAGGGGAACCTTCAACAGTAACACAGTATAATAGCTTTACGTTGACTTTACCATCAGCAGCCAGTACAACAGAAACAGGAGGCGGGATTAATTGTGTCGTAGGACCAGTTAATCAAAGAAGAGGATAATGGCAGGCTTTACATACACAACCTTAAAAACAGCAATTAAAAATTACACTGAAACTGATGATAATATTTTAACTACAACTATTATAGATGAGTTTATTCAAAATGCAGAATTTAGAATTTTTTATGATGTTCCTATCGATGCATATAGATATGTTAGTGAAGGAAATTTAGCGGTTGATGACAATACAATAAATGTTTCAGGATTAGGAACTAAAGGAAATACTGGAACCGTATTTGTACGTGGGGTAGAAGTTTTTGAAAGTACCTCAGTTACAACAGGACCGGGAGAATGGTTAATTAAAAAGGATCAAACTTATTTAAGCGAGTATGTTAATCGTTTAACAGGTCCTTCAGGAGGTTCGACTGGCCAAGATGTTACAGGATTACCTAAGTATTATGCGATGTTTGGGGGTGCTACTGGCACTTCAGACACTACTTCAGGAGGCCTTTATATAGCCCCGACGCCAGATGCTAACTACAGATTTCGAATATATTATGATATGGTACCTAAGAGTCTAACTACTACAGCTACAACTTATATAAGTCAGTATTTTCCACAAGGCTTATTATATGCCTGTTTAGTAGAGGCCTTTGGATATTTAAAAGGTCCAATGGATATGTTGACATTATACGAAGGAAAGTATAAACAAGAGGTACAGAAGTTTGCAGGAGTGCAAATTGGTAGACGAAGACGAGACGATTATACAGATGGTACTGTAAGAATTCCGATCCAATCTCCGTCACCGTAAATTAGGAGAAAAATATTATGGCTATAACATCAGCAATAACAAATAGTTTTAAAGCCGAAATGTTAAAAGGCTTACATAGTTTTGATACATCTGGAGCAACTCCAGCTGGAAGTGTTTTTAAAATTGCATTATATACTAGCAGCGCGACTTTAGGTACTACGACAACCGCTTACAGCGCTTCTAATGAAGTCTCCGGAACTGGATACACTGCTGGTGGAAATACTCTGACGAACACAGGGGTTGGCACAAGTACGACAACTTCTTACACAGATTTTTCTGACACATCTTGGACATCAGCTTCTTTCACAGCTCGTGGATGCTTAATATATAATTCATCTACAATTACTGGATTGACAACAAACGCGGCAGTATGCGCTGTTGATTTTGGTGGGGATAAAACAGTTTCATCTGGAACTTTCACAATACAATTTCCAACTAACGACTCTAGCTCAGCTATCCTAAGATTATCGTAAGGAGGTAAATCCTTATGGCTAACTCTTGGGGAGAATCGGGAACAACCTGGGGACAAGGGAACTGGGGCGAACAGAATAATTATACTGTATACCCAAGTGGTCTATCGATAGTCAGTGCCCTTAACACCGACTTTCCAGCTTTTTCTGAACAAGGATGGGGAAGAGATGATTGGGGAAGTGAACCTTGGGGCGATAGTTATGACCCTGTTCTTGCTTTAACCGGTTTTGCGCTTACCACAGCTTTAGGAACTTTCCCTTATGCTCAATCAGAAGAAGGTTGGGGTAGAGATGAATGGGGTTATGGTAACTGGGGCCAAAATACTACAACAGTTGTACTAACTGATTCATTTGAAATTTCTAGTGCGCAAGGTCCTGGAGCATGGGGAGAAGCTCCTTGGGATGAACAAATTGGATGGGGTGGAACATTTAGTTTCACAACTACTCAATTAACTATTGCATCTCCTACAGGTCTAGAAATTACATCAACTCTTAATGATTCATTAACATTAAACTATGATTTTATTTTCGGTATCACTGGCCCAAGTGCAATTAGTGCTGGTCTAGGAACTCCAGCTATCAACAATGGAGCCGATCATAGTCAAGGATTAGCAAGCCTTAATATTACCTCTGCTTTAAATTCTAGCGGCGTTGCTCACACGATGACTTATGAGATAAGTGGGCTTTCTATCACAAGCGCTTTAAATTCTGCAGGTATGGACTTTACTCCTACTGAATTAATAAATCTAACCGGGTTAGGTATTACAAGTACTTTAGATACAGATCTAGTTGTTGCCGATATGGCCGTAGGATTATCTACACTTAGTGCTATAAGTTCTAGTGTAGGAGCAATTTCACCGGCTGATGTTGTAGGCTTGACGGGTCTAGCATTTAATGTTAATTTGGGATCAACTGGCGTAGCACCACTTGGGTATAAAGATATTGACATTACAGGCAATACTTCTTATACATACGTAGAGCACAGCGCTTAAATTAGGAGATTAAATTATGGCATCGAATTATACACCTCTTGGCGTTCAATTAATGACAACTGGCGAAAAAGCCGGAACATGGGGTACACTTACTAATACTAACTGGGAAATCATTGAACAAATTTCTGGTGGCTATGTAGAGCAATCTATAGCCTCAACTCCTACTACATTATCCGTAAGTGATGGATCAACAGGAGCTACACTTGCACACAGAATTATAAAATTCACAGGAACAATTGGTGAAAACACTGTAGTAACTATTCCTTTAGACGTTCAAACTTTTTATATTATAACAAATGGCTCATCAGGTGCATATACAGTTCAATTTAAATATGTTTCTGGATCAGGCTCTAGTGTTACTTGGTCAGCTACAGACAAAGGAACTAAAATTATTTATGCTGCAGGTGATGATGGAACTAATCCTAACATCGTTGATGTTGGAATGGGAACCGTTACTCTTGATGGCACACAGACTTTAACAAACAAAACTTTAACTTCACCAATTATTGGTACATCTATTTTAGATACAAACTCTAATGAATTATTAAAATTAACTGCTACTGGATCAGCAATCAATGAACTGACTCTTGCAAATGCAGCAACTGGAAATGGTCCAACAGTTTCTGCGACCTCATCTTCAGATTCTAATGTAGATATTAATATTAATCCATTAGGAACAGGTGTTCTTAAATCAGGAACAGCAGCCGTTAAAATTGCAGGCACAGAAACTATTTGGGTTCCTGCTTCTGCGATGTATGGCTCTACAACAAATGGTGCTGATGCTCAACAAGTTGAAACAACAGCAACAAGACCCGATTTAAAAGTTTTAGACTATGATGCAAGTACAGCGGAATACGCACAGTTTGCTATTGCAATGCCTAAATCATGGAATTTAGGAACAGTAACTTTCCAATATTTCTGGGCTCCAAGTAATACGAATACAGGGGACTGTATTATGGGATTACAAGGAGTGAGTGTTTCTAACGATGACACAGCCGATGTTGTTTTTGGAACGGCTCAAGAAGTTACAGATGCTGGAGGCGGTGCCGTTGAAGACGTACTTGTTTCTTCAGTAAGTTCCGCAATGACAATTGCAGGAACACCAGCTGATGACGATTTAACATTTTTTCAATTATACAGAGATGCAGCCGACGGCAGCGATACCTTTACTGGTGATGCACGATTAATGGGAATTAAATTATTTTATACTACAGACGCTGCTAACGACGCATAAACTTAATAGGAGGAAAGAAATATGTCTTTTGGTTATAGAGTTTTAGGCTTCGGATCAGGTGGCGGAAGTGCCCCCGTAGTTTTCGATTATTTAAATATCGGAGGTGGCGGCGGAGGAGGCGCTAGCACAGCTGCTGGTGGCGGTGGAGCTGGTGGATATCGAACTTCTTTTCCTGGTGGAACAACAATCGAATTAGAACCAGGATCTTACCCTATTACAATTGGCGCCGGTGGCGCAGCTGGGTCCAGTTCGGACGGAACTGCCGGACAAAATTCAGTATTTGAAACAATAACATCCGCTGGTGGTGGAGCTGGACATGGCGATGGTGCTGGTGCTGCGGGATCAGGAGGA